GTTCCCAATGGAACTGTTCGGAGCATATGTAGGTCAACGGGCATTCATCAAGAGGGTCAAGTAATGACAACAAAAGCAGTAGCTGAAAAGCAAGAATCAGAGGTAGTGGTATTTGACGCATCTATGTTTGAAGAAGATGCAGGTAGTGGAACGCAGGAAATGGGGGCGGAAGACCTCGCCCTACCGTTCCTTAAGGTCTTGTCTCGGTCACATCCAATTTTGGATGAGCTAGATGATGCAAAGGCTGGCGATATCCTTAACACAGTGACCGGCAAACTGTATAAAGGCAAGGATGGTATTCGTGTGATACCTTGTGCCTACCAGAAGCGTTTTATTGAATGGGCTCCACGGGGCACGGGCAACAACGCTCCCGTCAAGATCTATAACACGTCTGCGGAATGTCCTAAGACAACCCGTAGTGACGAGGATAATAAAGAGTATGTCGATGGTGGGAATGGTAATTACATCGAAGCAACGGCACAGCATTATGTGATCGTGCTTGACGATGAAGGTCCATCAACTGCGCTAATCGCCATGAAATCTACGCAACTCAAGAAGAGTCGCAAATGGAATTCAATGGTGATGTCGCGGACGATGCAGGGCAAGAATGGCCCTTTCACTCCGGCGTCTTACTCACACGTCTACAAGCTCACTACTTTGGGCGAAGATAATAGCAAGGGCTCTTGGCACGGATGGGAAATCGCACTTGAAGGTCAGGTTCAAGATGTGGGTTTGTACCACATGGCGAAAGATTTTGAGAAGGCGATCAACGCTGGGGAAGTCACTGTAAAGCATACAGACGGCGAAGAAGAACGGGGCGAAGAAAACGCACCATTCTAATTATTGGCGGGCTACGGCCCGCCTTTTCTTCGGAGATTATGTATGTCAGACAGTAAGCGTTTTGCTGAAATATTCGATGGCTTGAAAGCCGCCTTTGGCACATACGAAATACAAGAAAAGAAAGCCAACGGAAAGAATACAGGCAAAGCGGCAGTCAAACGGGAGCCACGAACAGACGCGCATTGGACAGGACACCTGTCTGGTAAAGGGGCGGCTATTGGCATCGTGCCTATCAACGAGGACAACGAAGTCAAGTGGGGCTGTGTTGATGTGGATCAATATCCGCTCGATCACAAAGGTCTGGTCGAAAAAATCCGTAACCTCAAACTGCCGCTTGTAGTTTGCCGCTCAAAATCCGGCGGGGCACATTGTTTTTTATTCAGTGCCGAATGGATATCCGCAAAATTAATGCAGGACACCCTAAACCACATTGCCGCTACGCTTGGCTACGGTGGCAGTGAAGTGTTCCCGAAACAAATACAGCTACACTTAGATCGTGGCGACGTCGGTAACTTCCTTAATATGCCGTACTACAACGCAGAAGATGGTCTGCGCTACGGTATCTTGGACGACGGATCAGCGGCCACGCTACACGAATTCTTTGAACTGTACGAGAATCACGTACAGACAGAAGAGCAGATCAAAAAGCTGCAGGTGCAAGAAACAGTCATCGCGACGACTGATGGTATTCTTAACGATGCCCCTCCTTGTATCGTGCACTGTTGCTCGCAGGGCTTTCCTGAAGGCACACGGAACAACGGCTTGTTCGGCATTGGTGTTCTGTTGCGTAAAGCGGTACCCGACACATGGGACACGGCAATACAGGAATGGAACGTTAAGCACATGGATCCGCCGCTGAAGCTGGACGAGGTCGCTACCGTAGCAAAACAGGTCAGTAAAAAGGATTACGGCTACAGATGTTCTGACGCTCCTTACAGTTCGTACTGCAACAAAGAGTTGTGCTACACCAAAAAGCATGGCGTCGGTAACGCGCAGTCCGGTGCAACCATCGCCAACCTCCGTAAATACAACTAAACGCCCCCTGTGTGGTTTCTGGATGTCAACGGCATCCCGCTGGAACTGGACACAGAGGCCCTGTTAAACCAAGCCGACTTCAAGAAGGCGTGCCTTCACCAACTGAACTTCATGCCGCAGACGCAAGAGAAGCGTGCGTGGGAGTCGCGTATCAATCAACTTCTGACAGAAATGCAGAATACAGAGGGCGCGATCATTGAAGTGAGTGAGGATGCGTCTGTTGACGGGCAGTTCTACGACTACTTAGAAGAGTTTTGTACGTCCATGCAACGAGCGAATGACAGAGAAGAGATTCTACTTCGTCGTCCGTGGACCGATGAGGAAGACAATATCACTTATTTCCGGCTCAAAGACTTCGAGTCTTACCTGCGTAAGAACAAGTTTTTTGAATACAAGAGCCACAAGATTGCACAGCGTTTACGAGATCGTAATGGATTCTCTAAACTATTGAAGATCAAAGGGAAGCCGACTCGCGTCTGGGCAATACCGGCGTTTGAGGAAGCGGTAACAAATATCAAGCAACCAGAGTTTGGGGGAGCACATGAAGGGGCACCGTTCTAATGTATCGGATATTCGGACCGCCCGGAACCGGAAAGACAACGAGACTCCTGGGGATGGTGGACAAAGCCTTAAGTCAGGGCACACCGCCAAGCTCTATCGCTTTCCTAGCCTTCACCAAGAAGGCCGCTACGGAAGCCAAGGAGCGGGCTATGGAACGATTTGGCCTGAAGGAGAACGACCTCCCTTATTTCAGGACAATTCATTCCTTGGCCTACCAAATGGTGGGTATGAAGTCACAACAAATGATTCAAGCCGAGCACTTCCGAGAACTGGCGACGTACATCGGGGTCGATCTAAATACAACCGCCGACGCACTCACCGAGGACGATGTGGGAATGCGTGGGCAACAGCATCCTATCCTCTCTTTGATCAATCTGGCGCGTCTAAAAAAGATCTCTCTGAGGGACGCGTACAACGAAACAGAAATCGACGAGACTTGGGCGACGATTGAGTATACCAGCTCGGCATACAACAAATATAAAGAAATCAATTACTTATATGATTTTACCGATTTGTTGGAGCTGTTCATATCGGACGGTCACCAATATTGTCCTAACTTTGAACTGTGCTTTCTTGACGAGGCCCAGGATTTATCGCCGCTACAGTGGGACATTGCCCACAAGTTGGACGAAAAAAGCGTCCGTATGTATGCCGCAGGTGACGATGACCAAGCAATCTATCGGTGGAATGGTGCAGACGTAGAGCAGTTTATCCGTTTAGATGGACCGTCAGAAGTTCTCGATCAGTCCTATCGTGTGCCGTTTACCATTCACCAGTTCGCAGAGTCGATCTCAAACCGCATACATAGCCGGTATACAAAAAGCTACAAGTTCAAGCCGGAGACACGCGGATCGGTCAACCATGTAGAGACCATGACCGGTATCGACATGAGCACCGGCACATGGCTTGTGCTTGCACAAACCCGGTACATGCTTGAAGAGCCTAAGCAGGCCCTGCAAAGCATGGGTTATCTGTTCAAGTACCACAACGGCAAGCGGTCTGTGTCTGAAAAGATCAGCTTGGCGATCAACGGATGGACCCAGTTAGCCAAGGGCAACCGAATCGCTGCCGAAACAGCCCGTGCTATCTACAGTTACATCAGCGGAAACGGCGTAGGTATCGCTAAAGGTTTTAAAAAAGCCTTATTTGATGACAATTCGACATATTCTTACGACGATTTAATTAAAAACTACGGTTTATTGGTGCCTAACGAATTAATTTGGCACGAAGCGATGGATAAATTGCCCAAGGTAGACCGTGCATACATCACTGCCGCGCTACGCAGAGGTGAAAAATTCAACGCCACGCCACGGATTACACTGTCCACGATTCACGGATCAAAGGGCGGCGAGGCAGACGGAGTCATTCTGTATACCGATTTAAGCTGGGCGGCAATCAAGAATATTCAATCACAACAAGAAGTCGATGACCTGCTACGGGTCTTTTATGTAGGAGTTACTCGTGCCAAGAACGCTTTGTATCTTGTCGCGCCAGAAGAATTTGAACGGAGCTTTTTCGGGATATGAATACAAAACTACAAATGGCGATGTTCCCGCCAAAAGAGGAGTGGGTGCCGCCTAGTGAGCTACCCGATCTGACAAACGCTAAAACCATTGCAATCGACGTGGAAACACGCGATCCAGAACTCAAAAGTCACGGCCCAGGGTGGGCTCGCGGCGTCGGAGAGGTGGTCGGCTACGCCATTGCAACCGAAGGATGGTCTGGCTACCTGCCGGTTAACCATCTAGGTGGCGGTAATCTCGACAAAAAGATTGTCTCGCGTTGGCTGACCAAGGTTTTTGCCACGCCCTGCGACAAAGTAATGCATAACGCACAGTACGACGCGGGGTGGATCAAGCGAGAAGGCTTTGACCTTAACGGACGCATCATCGATACCATGATGACAGCGGCATTGGTGGACGAAAACCGGTACAGCTACAGCCTGAACGCGCTCTGCTACGATCATTTGGGCAAAACCAAGTCAGAAAAGCTGTTGAACGAGGCCGCACGAGACTTCGGCGTGGACCCGAAAGGCGAAATGTGGAAGTTACCGGCAACCTACGTCGGTCCATATGCACAGGTGGATGCCGAGTTGGCCCTCGAACTATGGCAACACTTCCAAACAGTCTTGAATCGAGAAGATCTATGGGCTATTCATAACCTAGAGACCGAGCTACTACCATACTTGGTTGATATGACCTATAAAGGCGTGCGGGTAGACACGGACCGCGCTGAACGGACCAAACAGGAGCTAATGAAACGTGAAAAAGATCTTCTCAAACGGATCAAAGGAATGGTGGGAACAGACGTCGAAATCTGGGCTCCGGCATCGCTTGCAAAAGCGTTTGATAAGTTGTCTATCCCATATCCGAAAACGGATCGCGGTGCACCTTCGTTTACGAAGAATTTCCTTACAGATCACCCTCATGAGCTGGCGTCACTCGTGGTCGAAGCAAGGGAGATCAATAAAGCGTATGGAACGTTTGTTAACACAATTCTTGAGCACGTCGGACGAGACGGCAGAATCCACGGCCACATCAACCAACTCCGTTCGGATGAGGGCGGAACGGTTAGTGGACGCCTGTCAATGTCAAATCCAAACCTGCAGCAAGTTCCTGCGCGGAATCCTGAAATCGGAAAAATGATTCGATCCCTCTTCCTACCAGAAGAAGGGCAGCAGTGGGCTGCGGTAGACTTCTCGCAACAAGAGCCACGGATCCTGGTCCACTACGCACACCAGTACAACAAATACAAAAAAGGGGTGATCGATGGGGTCGAGGACTTTGTACGGATGTATAATGAAGACCCTGACACAGACTTCCACACGATGGTGGCCGATATCGCCAACATTCCAAGGAAGCAAGCCAAGGTAATTAACCTCGGCATGATGTACGGCATGGGAGTAAACAAACTATCCGAACAGCTAGGCATCGAAAAAGACGAAGCAAAAGACATCATCCGGCAGTACCACACGAAGGTACCGTTTGTGAAAGCACTGATGGACGGAGTGGCACGACAACTGGACGACCCGAAAAGCCGGGGAGCGATCCGAAGTCTCAAGGGAAGGAAGTGCCGCTTTGATCTATGGGAGCCGGATTCGTTCGAGATGCACAAAGCAATGCCATACGAAGAAGCTGTCGCGGCTCACGGGCCACACACTCGGTTAAAAAGAGCGTACACATACAAAGCGTTGAACCGATTGATTCAAGCGTCAGCGGCAGATATGACAAAGCAAGCCATGATCAACGTGTGCAAAGCTGGAGTCCCTCCAATGCTCCAGATACACGACGAGCTTGCATTTAGTGTCGATACCGCAGAACAAGCCAGAGAGCTTGCTAATGTGATGGAACAGGCCGTCCCGTTGTCTGTTCCGAACAAATGCGATATTGACATTGGCCCGTCATGGGGGGAAGCTATAGAGGTGGATTAATCTCCATATTCATTTGACTCCCTTGAATGACGACTTGGGGCTCTTCGGAGCCCCTTTTTTATTGCGGTATTCACATACTGTCCTATATAATCATGTAAGTTTATATAGGGGGAACAGTCATGGACACCGAAAAGTGGAAAAGTATTCTCTTGCATCGAGAGCTTTACTCAGAAATTAAAGAGATTGCAAGGCGTGAAGGGCGTACAATATCCGGTCAATTTCGGGTGATCTACGAGGATTGGGCCCACTATGTCGAATTGGATAGAGACGAAATTAAAAAGTCTTGCGGACAGGATCGAAAGCCAGCTTGACAGGACAGGATCAGTGGATCGAGACCTCATGGATGAGTTTTCCATCTACCACAAGGTCCACACAGAATATTTAGCTAGTCTTCGCCAGCGTGCATCTTCTGTAGAAGATTCAGTCGTTGAATCTGTTCCGCCATCGAAAGACCGCTAGTCCTTTCTTTCTGCTTCTTTGGCTTCACTTTTAATTTTGTTTCGCTCGTGCTCTCTGGCTTTTTGGCCGACAAGCTTGGCAAAGTTCTCCAGTTCTTCATAACGCGCTATAAACCCTCTTCCTTTTATTTTTTCCCAGGTTTCTATGTAGTCCTCGTTGTACCTGATACCCGCTTCACGGATCAAGCGAAGGACATTCTCATTCATCGTCCCGTGTTTTCATAAAATTGTACGGATCGATCTGTTTGGTCAACATCTGCCGCAACGCTTCTGAATAGGCGTCATAGCAGCGAAGCATAAATTCGTCTTGCTTTTCCCCAGGAATAAATAGCTCCTGGAATTCCTCGGGGGTGCATTCCATCTCTAGCTTAATCTTCATTTTTTGTCTTCCAGAAGTACTCGTCAGTGTCTCCAAGCCGATACGAAAACCCGTTCTCGACCTGATAATACTCAGTAGACACCTTAAAATCCGGCATCTTAGGGTTAGGAGGTGTCAGACTGTTATCGTACACCCGCATCCGATTGTTTGGATAGGCAGCGAATTGACCATTTTCAAGCTCAAGTACGTTAAAACTCTTGTGCTCTTCCGGCACTTCGGACGTACTGTAATCAATCTCGTCCGCCGCTGGATGATAGTTGTCCAAAGTAAACAGGTACGTCGCCTTCAAGATGTCGTGGTCTCGTGTAAAAACCTCAAAATCCATCGACCCAATGAACTGCTTGTAGATAGCTGTCACACCGTAGTCCATGCAATTCCAGAACTGTAGGTTATGTAAAGCCAGATCCGGCGTCGGCTTCTTTGGCTCGCTGACAAAGGCACTGATCGGCAACTTGTCAAACAGCGCACCGTACTCCGGCAAGAACGTCTCAAAATAAAATGCTCGACCGGGCATCGACTTAGCTGTCACCCAGTGGCCCTCTACAAACTCACCGTGACCAGACTGATGGTCCATCAAATACTCTTTCCGAACCCACACTTTGACATTCGGCAAATTGCACACTAAATCAGACATCGGTGCTCTTCTCCACCTGATGAATCATCTTCATGAACTCCGATTGCGGAATCCAGCGCAACAGCTCATGAATCAGGCCCGATTGCGGCCACTCATACAAACCGTCAATCACGGTTTCATATGATTCTGAATGATCTAATTTTACTTGGTGCAACTGATCCTTTGTCATAGCTCGCCCTGCCCAAAGTCGTCATCGTCGTAATCTTGATAGTCAATCAGCGTCGCGTCCACAGTCGGGCCCTGCTCAAACACAGTACGCCATACACGCTTCGCGAAGCCCGGATCAGATAAATCGCGCTCAGACGTAATGTCCTCTAACGTCCAACCGCCTTGCTCGTCCCAGGAATCCATCGTGTAAAGCCACGTCGCATCCACCATAATCTCTGCCCCATCATCCAACTCAAGGATGTGAGTCACTTGATAGTTACCCCCAACCGTCATCTATCTCCTCCATCGTGCATTGCTGAAGATATCCAGGTGTGTCGTCCCCGACCCACGAACCAAGGATGTTGAACTCGAAGAACTCGACCGCCTCCATATGCTCCATCCCGTCTTCTTCCATCAGCACGTCAATTACTTTCTCAGGGTCATAAACAACAAAGGGTTCTGATCCACAACGGACCACAACCCCTTGAACGCAATGATCATAACGATCATCAAGCTTTAACACAGCGCCACCTCGCTATCTCTGCTTCTAACTCATAATCCGAATATACAGCAGGGATAGGCGGGGTTGATAGCTCTTTGGCCTTACGCCGATACTTATGAATCTTTTGCTTAACCTTATACGAATCCGAGCCCTCCATCATGTCGTACTCGTCGGCAAGAAACGAAAACCACTCCGCCGCACACGGTCCAGTCAAACCATTATTTAAATGATCACGCATTACTTTCGGCTTTTTGCCCATAATCATCGTCCTTCGCATAATCCATGTTAAAACCCAGCGCCTCACACATAGCGATTACTTTCTTCGGCAAATTATATACACCGTCGTAATCAGTCAAATGACCGCCCTCTATCCACAAACCACCACCGTACTCGTCGCCATGTTCGTGATGCTCAAAGCCAATGGGGTCGCCATCCGGATCAAGAAACACGGACCACGGGTCAGATTCGTACCAACGCAAGGTGTGCTCACCCGTGCCCGACTCTTTATATGTCAAATCACTTCTTTGCATAAAACTTGTCCTTGCACTTCTTCTTACCACACAGCTTCTTCTGTCGCCCAACAAGCTTCTTGCCACACGACACGCACTTCTTTTCCGACGGAACCTTCGGACTCACCGAATCAATCAGCTCATCCAGATCCGACACCAATTCATTAAAGCCACGAATGTCTTCATGTACTTCAGTCGCCGTCTCCCAACGCTTCAGTTCCATGACTTCATCATAAAAGTCCGGGGTCTGCGGGTCAGTCCAATGATGAACCAAGTCTTCGCCAGCTTTCAAAATACGCGTATAGGCACCAATCGGGATATCATTTGCAGAACCACCCGCGAAAATGGTCTCGTTAAACTCCCAACTAAAGTTCTGAAGTGCTAACTGCAACTCTTGTATGGCTTGCAATTGCTCCTCGGAACACGCCTCACGGGCCCTAGATAGCTCCCCACGCTTACGGTTGACATACTCAACACGTTTTACTTTCCAATCTTCCATATCGTTCTCCGTTTTTCGTAAATTACCTTGCTTATATGCGAGGTGTCCGATACATTAGCACAGGTTTATAGAAAGTTGTATAGAAAATGGCAAAGAAACCTCACCACGAAGGCAAAACAATTGAAGACATCATGACTTATTGGAGTCGCGGTAAATCGATCAAAGACACCTCGGAATATTTTGATGTCAGCTATCGAGTCGTCGAACAGATGGTCGCTCGGTACTCGCATCGATATGAACGGGCATTTAATTTCCCGGAAGTTATTCACGCAAAACGCTTTGGAGCAGACAATGAAAGATGCAAAAGATAGCAAAACTCTCGACATGGTCGAACCAACCCCATCAGAAACAGACATCGACGAGGCAGATATGGATGCCCTCGAAGCTGCTCTGGATGACAGAATGGAATGGCAATCAGCCGTGGAACTCGTCCAAGAAGCTCTCGCAGAATGGGTCGAATACAACTCGGACCTGATCGTCGGAGCCGCAGATGAAAAAGAAGCAGAATCCATCCATCGATTGTCTGAACAAACACTTAACGCTTGGCAACGCATCCTACAAGGGTAAGATGAAGGTCCATTCACAGGAGGATTTATGGATCAATATACAAAAATAGCTCTTGAGCAGTCCCGTTGGACCGGTACGGACAACAAAACCGGTCAACCCATCTACAAATTAGAATATGAAGGCATCGAGTACGAAGCCAACAATACCTACGATCTCATCACCATGATCCGTCAGGCAAAAAACGTGGATACCGTCGAACACATCGAAGTTATTCGAGAAAGACACGGGAAACCCGCTTCCGCTTGACATCATAAGAGGAATCGCATACTTTTGACTTACCGTTTATACGGTGGAACAAGACCTTGGCAACAGACGCTTGGTTGAAACATGACCGCTCGCTGTCTCCACTGCCAAGGCACTTAATTCGCAGTCCTCCCAACTGAGAATCGGTCTCCGGACCATCCCACAGGGCCTCTGATTCACGAAACACGGATCAGGGGCCTTTTCTTTTAGTAACGAAGAAGCGTTTGTACTTATACGAGTAGAAAATAGAAAAAAAATAATTTTTATAAAAAATGGTGTATACGGTGTAGTTTGTGTTACCAACCAGTAATGGTAAGGGTTTCAGAGGTAACTACAAGGTAACAGGTAACAGAAGTTAATCGGGACTACACTCGACTTTAAAACCAAAAAAAATATTTTTTGCATTTCCTCCCTATATAAGTACATTTGGCTTTGCAGTAGAATCGCATAAGATCATGTACGAGGAGTCATGCTGTGTCAGAGACACAAACACAACCAAAGAAGCGAGGCCGTCCGCCTCTTGATCCAGAAGAAAGGCTACGCAGAGAGCAAGCCCGTCGGAAGAAATACAAATACAACGCAGATAATCCTGCACCCCCTGCCAGAGCAGAACGCAGGCTGACGTCAAAGCAAGAGCGGTTTATCCGTGAGATGGTGAGCCAAGATGGTCATATCACTTTGACCGAAGCCGCGATTAACGCAGGATATTCTCCCAAAAGTGCAGCGTCCGAAGCGAGCAAGCTCTTGAATCCCAACATCAATCCTCATGTTGTTCGTAAATATCAGGAATACAAAGCTGAGATCGAGGCTAAGTATGCTGTTAACTACAAGCGTCACGTTCGTGACCTCCAAGTGATCCGTGATAAAGCAATGGAATCTGGTGCGTGGTCTGCCGCAGTGCAGGCTGAGTATCGAAGGGGCCAAGCGCACGGTGATATTTACATCAGTAAGTCTGAAGTTCGACATGGTTCGATAGATCAGATGAGCAAAGAAGAAGTGATGAAGGCATTAGAGGAGTTGCGTGGTGGAAGAACAGAAATCGATGTCACCCCAAAAGAAGAAGCGACAATCGACGGAAGCAGGCTTTTGGACGGAGTTCAAGAAACGGCTGAAGACATACAACTCGAAGATCCTGACTACGAGGATTGAGACTTGGGCAACCCCAGGTGTCCCTGATGTCTGTGCAATGGACGAAGCGGGGCGATTTCATTTCATTGAGCTAAAACATTTGGCTGGTAATCGAATGAATTTACGTCCTGCACAAGTGTCTTGGTTAACCAAGCATAGAGCGGGTTCGGTTTGGGTTTTGGCTCGACAAGATGTGAAGCGCACCGCGACATGGAAGATCTGTTTGTTTGGACCGAATAAAGCGGTGGATTTAGCATTAGAGAAGTTTGACGAGGTTACGCCTGATTACGAGCTAACCGATCCAGAGCAGTGGCCGGAGTTATTAGATAAAATATTTAGTTGACACCAGTAAAAAGCGTATGCGATTTTATAAGGGCACCAATAACGGTGCCTTTTTTGTCTGGGAGGACAAGCAATGGAAAAAGAAACACAGCGTTTGTTAATGCTCGCCTTGTACTACACTGAAGCGTCTTTGGAGGATATGAAGTGGCACCGTAGTATTACCGATCTTGACGGTATCAACGGGGTTACCAATGGCACTAAATGTTTCGATACCGAAGAAGAATTTGAAGAGTATATGGCGGCTAAGAAAGATTACGTGAACGAACTGAAGGGCGTTTTAAATTGTTCTGATATGTGGGAACTCGTAAAAGAACTAAAGAGGGTGAGTCATGCCAAAGGTTAGAGCAACAGCAACTATGTATACGGATCTTGAATGGATCGGAGACATTCCTGACGACATCCCTGAAGACGAGCACTATGCGTGGGTGAAGTACAACGTCGATGGTGGAGAGTATTCTGAAATCGGATGCGGGGATTGGAAGCTTGAGTGGGTGGAGGTGGTCCGTGACTAAGTACATCGTTCGAGAATTGGCGGAGGTTTTGTTTTTGTATTCCGTGGAAGCCGAAAACGAAGCGGAAGCACAAAGCATTGTTGAGCGCGGTGAAGTCGAGCCATTTGGTGAGGACGGTACCGCAACTTGTTGGATCAAAGTTGAGGAGGATGACGATGAAGAAGTTTGAGATCGTGTTCCGCGATGAGGTAGAGCATGAGTCGATGGATGAGTGCATCGATGTGTTCTTGGACTATTTGCGAGACTGCGTTCGTAATGGAGACGTGTCTGCGTTCCAGTTTTATGTTTTGGATGGAGACGACGATGAGTAAAGGTTGGTATGTGAAGGTCGAGGTGCCTGTCCAATTTCACATGGATTGTAATATCGGTGTGGTTGCGAGCCATGAATATGGTGCCGGTGAATCCGCAATAGAAATTGTTAGAAGTGAGCTGAAGAAGACGGTCGATCAGCTTCGCGATAACTTTCCTTGGGAATTTAAAACAGGTGCGCTTGAGTGGAATCGTGGTTGCGAAACTCTTGACCCTCTTTATGGAGAAATGTCTGTTTCCAGTTGCTCCCCTGATGCTGATTTTGATCCGGATAATCCAAATCCAAGAGATTTGATGGATGCGGCAATGTGTTT